CTCTCTTTACCTTTATTGTAGAGGCATCAATTAAATCCTCTAGTTCTTCAATAGAACTAGCAACGCCATCTTTTTCTTCTGAAAAATAGAATAATGCTTCACTTAATAGATTATATTGCCTATCTGATAAAGTTACGTTAATCTTATACATTATCTTAATGGTATGTTAAAAGAAAAAATTGTTCTAGGAACTGTTGACTCACATGGCGGGCACTCATGTAATAATATAGATGGGAAAGCAATAATATGCCCCTCATCAACTGGAGGCGATACAGTTTCAATAACGCCTAAGTATGGATTAGCAAATGGAGCATAAAACTTTGTGGGTCTGTGTTCATTCTTATCAAAGTCAACATATAATACGCATGATATTTTCATGCTACCATGATTATGCGCCCCATGATATTGCCCTAGTGTGTATCTCTGCGCCCATAGTTCCCATGTTTCTATATTTTGAATTGGGCACTCGCCTCGATAACGCTCTTGCAATTCCTCTGTAAATGTATTTACTAAGTTATCTAAATCCTCTGCCAAAATTGTAACAAAACTTTCTATATACGGCGCTCTTGCTTGATATTTGAAATAATCAGATTGGCAACTTAATACCTTAGTATCATTAAAGTCTATCAGTTCTAATAACTTTGCCTTCTTATCTTGCCAATTAGTTACTGTAAACCTATGAATACCTATGCCAAATAATAACAAATTATCACTCATTTGTTTTTATAATTCTTCCTAGTTTTCCTTTTTGGTTTTATACCATACAGATCACGTTTTAATGCTGCCTTTAATTTCTTTAGATATTTAAGATGATTAGGGTAAACTATATTCATCAAATCTTTTTTAGTTTGCCTTTCTTCTCTACCCATCTTTATCATAAAAACGTAGGTCTGTGCCATCTTCTAACCAATCAGTCAAATCATCAAGAAATAAATCAACAGCATCTATCTCTTCGCCTGTGTAGGTCATTTCTTCAAGCATTGATTCTGCTGATGCAAGTTGAAGTTCACTAACTAATTTTTCCATTCTACTGGCGTAGTGTTGTTCCATTGTAGTTAATGATAACTCTCTTAATGCTTCAATTCTGTGGTTGCCGTCCATAATAGTTGCCTCCTATACTATCTAGTGTTTTACATTTGTGATAGAAACTTGTGCTTCCCCTTTCTTGAAAATTGTGTCAACAACATTCTGTAATCTCTTCTCTGTAGAGATACCTACATTATTATACACTGGCACAAACATCTTGCCAAATGGTTTTTTGAAACCCTTGCTCTGTGGTTTTAGTTGACCTGACTGTATCTTAGCGGCGTCACTCTTGTCGAGTCTGATGACTCTACCAATAGTCTGTGCCATAGTAATAAGATCAAGATTTCTCATTAAGATAGCAGCAGTTAAACCTGATACATTCATACCCTCTGATAAAATAGAGTGATGAAACATAACAAACTTTTTATCAGGGTCAGCGCCCCACTTGTTCATGTAATTGAAAAATATTTCTCTTGACACTTTCTTACCGTTGATGATAGCACCAAACTTAGATGTAATATGTAATACGTTGTATTTCATTGAGTGACATATTGCCTGAAAATCTGTGCCATTGATAAGTCTGTGAATACCTGTAGATGATTTGGAAGTTACCAATACTTTATCCATGTGCTCCTCATTCTTGAGAGCATCAAGAATAACTGCCTTATCAATTTGTTCCTGACTCTCATAGAAACCTATAGGATACTTGACCGCCTTGACTTTTGGAGGCAAGATATAACCTTTAGCAATTAATTCAGGCGCAGGCACTTGAGCAATAACTTTACCAAATATTTTGGTATTGTTCATACCAAGTTTAGGATTTCTGTGTTCTTTTGGTGTGGCAGTGAAGAAAAACTTGCGATTAGCATAATTTGAGAAATACTCAACAGCAGGCAAGAAGTTCTTTTGTACTGAATTGTGTGCCTCATCAAAGTATATTGTATCTACCTCAACGTCCAATGCTTCCTCGATTCTGTGTAGAGAATGATATGTTGTAAAGATCAATATATGTTTGATAGTATTGTTGTACCACCTCGCAATCTCTTTTGGTCTAGTAGTTTTGAAATAATGTGTTTCGCCACTATGAACGTGAAGCACATCAATACCAGCATTGTGGTTGCCGTCAAGATTCTGTTCTAGGAACTCGGAGCACAACTGATTTGCCAATAGTATTCTAGGAGCAACAACCACAATAGTTTGTGGTATTGTTGATCTGAAACGCCAAGCAGCATCTTGTATCATACATAGAGTCTTACCACCGCCAGTAGGCACAAGTATCTTACCCTTTGTTTCTTTTGTCATCAACTGTATAATCTTCTCTTGATGATCTCTCAATTCCATAGTGTTTGTGTCATTAATCATATTATAATAAAAAATGACCCTAGAATCTAGGGTCATTGTGACAGTTTCAAAACTGTGCTAACATCTTTTGAGTCTCAGGGTCGAACTCTTCATGTACGCCCTCTATCTCTTGTAACCAATCTTCTGGTTCGCCGATCTCATACAGATCAAAGTCAATTAATTCATCTTCCATAAAAAAAAAATAGTTTGTTTTCAAATTTAGTATTACATATTATGTGGTAATTGGCAACTACCCAGTAGGCGGTTGATTTGGTATCTCAGCAGGCATAGCATTCATATCAAATTTACTTGATGCTTTTGCCAAGTCAGATTCGCCCCTTAGTTTGTTTACTTCAATAACAAGTGCCTTTATATCATCTTGCTGTTTGAGTAGAGCAGCATTAACCATTGACTCTATTGAAGTTAGTCTTTCATCAAGATTGCCAATAGTTTTCATCGCCGCCTGTAATTGTTTTTTTAATCTATCAACTTGCTGTAACTTAACTTTAGTAAGTGACTCTGTATCAGACGTAAGTGAATCGTAACCCATAATTTATTCTTTTTAGTTATTTAGATAATGTGCTGTGACTATCTTATATAGAGATAACCACCCGCCCAATCACAAATGGCATACATTCTTGCCCTCTGTGTTTCATCACGCATATCAAATCTAACGTGCTTAGCAGGTTGTTTCCACCCTGCTGGTTTATATACTTCGCCTGTTTCTTTATCAACAAAGGCATGAACACTTATATCCTCGCCAAATTGTGGATTTGGTTGTTTCCAACCCATACAGATTTTATAAAACTTTTTACCTTTTTTGATGAAAAATCTTATTCTGTCCTCTTCCTCTGTTTCAAGTTTTCTTACTCTCTCTTGTAAGTGTTCGTCTGTGCCATTCATTTTCTGATTATGAATAGCAGAACGTAGAGAATGATCTCTATATTGTTGTTCAAGAGTGCGACAAAGTTTCTCTGTCCATTTTAGCACCTTGACTTTTAATTCTGCTTCTAATAATGTTGTCATGTCAAATTGTGCTGATAGTGTTTGTGCCAAAAAAAGATGTGGAAGCAGAGGTACAAACACAAAACCTCTCTCCCACATTTCTACAATACTATACTTTTACGATTAAGGCAACTTACCTCTCAAACTGTTAGATTTTGGAAACAACTGTACGTTGTCAGTTCCAAATCTACCTATTGCCTCAGTCTTTGCATCAGACCCAAATGGAGATAGACTCTCAAACTCTGTTGAGAACAATCTATTATTGACAATAACTTTTGCCGTCCATAGTGCCATGACTGTAAAAATATAGGGTGTCAGGAAACAAAACTGAACCGAAGTTAGTTTGTTTCCCATGTATTTAATATACTATGATGTCACGCCAATGTCAAGCGTCAAAATCTTTAGAAATTATAAAGGCGTTTAATCTCTCTTCTGGCGTGAGATTGACACATCGCCACCCATAATCCCCACTACTTATGACTGTAGGCATTATATTCATAGAGAGAGTAATTCTGCCATCGCCCTTGTTGTTCTCATATCCATGGCAAATTTGAGAGGGAAATAGTAGTAACTCGCCTTCCTTGGCACATACTAGATTATTTTGATTAAATTCTGTCAATTTTCTTTTATGTATCTCAAGTGTTGGAGCATGAGGCATATAAGTCTTATCATCATTTGTGAATGAAGTTGGCATATGCCCCTTATTCTCATCAAAGTTTACATAATATATGCCTGAAATGTAAGAATTACAATGATGATGGAAATATTGTCTGCCTCCATCATCAGATATATTGTACCAACTGTCTGTTACTTGTACTGTCTCAGGTATATAATTGCCAAGCACTTCTTTAGCATAATACTCTGCCTGTTGTTCTATCCAATTTGTAAATCTACCATACTTATTATCATCTTGTAATACTGAATAGTGTCCAATATGTTTTAAATCTCTTGAATTTACATTGAATGTGAGAGTATTTTCTTTCTGTTTATCTATTTCACTCAGCACAATCTCCTTTACCTTAGCATGAAATGGGCAAGGTATAATGGCAACTGGCGTAGGTAGTATGTTTACAATTTCCATTACTGTAAAAATTCTCTTGCCACGCCTGACGTATTGAAACTAACTGTTATTCTATCTTCATCAGTTTTATTCACTCTACTGCCATGTTCTAACCACGAAGGAAATAAGTATAAGTGATTTTGTTTTATAGGCACATCATAGAAATAATCGCCATATATGCTGTCCTTAATAAAATGTTGACACATCATATATTGTTGTAATGGCGATACAACATAAAAGTTACCACAATCGCCCTCTGGTAACTGTATATAATATGCACCACTAACAACACTTGACTCATGCCTGTGCCTCTCTGTGAATCCACCTTTTGGCAAAACATTATACCAACCACCACTAATCACGCATGGCCAGTTACCCATCTTATCTACATAATGATTCACACATTCTTGAAATGCCTGTAGTATTGGTTGTGATTCAGGCGCTCCAAGCGGGTCAAAACCACCATGAGAACTCACACCATTGACCGCCAAAGAGTGTCCTCTGTGCATATTATCCTTTATACCTTTCAATATATGTTCTTCAAAGGCATCAACACCAGGCGCCCCTGTAAGATCATACTCTTCTAATAACGTAGGAAATAAATCCATTTAATTCCACTTACAATAGTCTATATTGAGAACCACTCTCAAATCAGTATCAGTACATGATGTACCAGCATGAGGAAAATTGCTAGGAAAAATCACTGCTCTATTCTCTTTTGATTCTACCCTCTGCCCGTCCTCAAAATATGTATATCCGTTGTTATCATTCAAATATAACACGCATATATGAAAGTTTGGAATATCATTATAATTGCCATCAACATCAGCTGGCCCTGTCACATCATAGTGTAATGGTTTCTCTTTAATTGTTGTAGTTCTTGGCGTTGCATTAAACTTAACTCTGTGTATTCCTATTGGGTTAAGTGTAGCAAATATTGGTTTGATTCTATTATAAACATCAGATATTGGTTCACAATCTACATACAAAGCGTGTGAAAATTGTGGGCACTTGTCATCATCATTTACTGAGTTAGGCATATAATACCATGGCATTTGCCCACTAAAGATATACTCTTTAATGGGCGTAAACACCTCTTCTGGCAAGAAGTTATCATAAACTTCTATACTCATTTTAGTAGATACTGTTTTTCATATTCTAGTAATCCTT